TTTATTATTTCTGGGATTTCGCTGTACTTTTCACTGTCAGGCGTTCTCCGTTTTTTACTTCTCATCATAGTAGCTGCACTGTTCTTAGCTATTTTCATCTGTTGTTCTCCTTACTTCTTATCTGCACCGAATAGGTGGTTGTTATGCATAGCCCACTCTGTGAACTTCTTGTTCTGCATGACCATTGACTGCTTGCTGTACTTCGGTGCACGAACACCATTGGCGAACATTGCCTGTGCTTCGGTGTCGAGGCGTGGCATGTAGTCCATCCATGCGTTGATCCAGTCTTTGTCCAACGCAGACAAAGTTCTATACACAACCATACAAATAGCTGCGGCGCTGTCGGGCACCTTGGCATTCTTCGGATCGTCTTTGATCGACTGCAATGTAGGTAGCTGATCGGCGAGGCGCACAAAGGCCATCAAGTCCATCGCACCACGATCACCAATCGTACCCATCAACGCTGCGGTCAGGGTCTGGTCGTCCATGTGTTCACGCTGCTGCAACACGTCAGACGCTGCGTGTAGAGAACGTGGTGTAACAAACGCCGCTCGCTGCTGCTTCGGATGGAAGATGTATGGGTTCTCGTCGGGGTCTTTGACCTCTTCGAATGACTGCATCAGATGCGGATTGTCTTTAACCCAACCAAGCAATGTGTGGTCGATACCGTTGTTGATACCCCATTCGATCCAGTCCATGTGATCGGTCTTGCGTACCTGTACCACAGTCAAACGGTTACGTGCGTGTGGTGGTAGCAAGTCGCCAACTCCCTCGGAACCTTTGTTCGTAGTCGCAAAGATAATGCTGTCGGGGTGTAGTGAAACACTACCGATCTTACGCTCCAACATGAGGCGCAGCATACCGTTCTTTACAGCAGGGTTTGCCTTGCCAAACTCGTCGATCATCAGAATGATCGGCCCATCAATGTGAACACCAAGTTCTTCGTTTGGAACCATACGGACACAGCCATCGCTGTCGATAGACTGCAACGATGGGATCATCAGATCGCCAAGGTCTTTCGTGGTACAGTCAAAGTACACCGCGCGATGCGTGGGTAGTTGTTCCTGTAAGGTGGGCAAGGTGGATGACTTGCCGTTACCGATGTCACCCTGCATGAGTACGGTGCGCTTGTGGCCCACCGCTTTGATAAGATCGACACACTGGTCTAGTGATAGCGCATACATTGCTTGTGCTTGGTTAGTCATTGTTGTTCTCCAATTCTGATATTACTTGTTGATTTCTTTTAGGTAGATATTGCATAGCCGCTCGACAGCTTGGTCTGAGTTGAGGGTGAACCCCAACTCTTCGCTCATTGCGTCACGTACTTTGTTTACAAGCTCCGATGTTGTCGGTGCTTTTGGTTTCGCCGCTGTTGGCTTCTGGTCTGTAAAGATACCCATCGTTGTTCTCCTTATATATCAAGTGATGGTAGTGATTTGATTGCTGCGTCCACTGCCGCTTTGGTTTCGGCGCGGAAATAGTCGTCGTCACGTAGTGCGTCAGGTGTGACTCCAGACATGGCCTCGTCCAGACGGTTCGCCATTGCTTCCATCTGTGTTGAGTTGGTCACGTTGCACACGCGTAGCAGTTCGATCATGTCGGTGACGTTTGAGACAAGTGTGTCGCGGAATACTTTTTTGCTCTCCTTGTCTGTGTAGTCCAGACGCTCGGACATACTGGACAATGCCTTGTGCAAACGTGTCCACACATCATTCATCGCAGTATTGTACTGCTTGGTGTAGAACTCTTGGTACTTTTGCTGTACTTCGCTCAAGGCCTCGTTGCCGATGTCAACGCGGAAGTCGCCGCTGTCAGGCAGGGGCATGTAGTTGATGTTGAACCCGAACTTGCGCTGTAGTGCTTCGACGGTGGGATAGTCGTCACGTGAGAACAAGTCGCCTAGCTTTACTTGCACGTCGATCACCTCGTCGTTGTAGCTGTCCAAGAACTCTTGGATCAGACGATGAAACTCGTTCTGCATTTGGGTCATGGCTTGGTTGTATTTGAAATACTGCGCTGTCGGTAACAGACGTAGACCAGAGTTTGACCAGGGCATTGTCATGTTTGCATGCATGGCACGAGTTGCTGTCACGTGTTGTTGGATCGCACGTAGACTGTCGCTGTCAGCGAGTAGTTTCTTGTTGACGTTGGCAACGCCCGCCGCCGCTGCGTTCTGTGTCACAACGTCTTGTGATGCGCGTTTGTCTTTCTTGCGTCCTGTCCAGTTAGAGATGTTAACCTCGACTAGCATCGCAGACGATGCGAGTGTCGGTGCGTTTTCTTGTAGTGTTTCACTACCATTGATTAGTTGATCTGTATGTACAGTATTCATAGCGTTCATTTTGCTCTCCATTAGTTTGTGTATTTGTTTAGACCGCGTAGGTCGGATTTGCGTGTGACAAGGGTCGCGCCTTGCTTGTGTGCGATAGGTGCGATGCACCATGAGGTGCGTACTTTCTTGGCGTGAAAGTCGCCGCAGTCGAGGCAGAAGTTATACCCCAGTTGCTTTCGGCGTTGGTCGTAAGGTTCGCCGCACGATGCGCAGCATACAGTCTTGATAGCCATGATGGCCTCCATTTGTTTAGGTCGTCCGCTGTTGCGATACGGTAGTGTTTCACTACTTTGTTTTTGTTGTTGGCGGGATTGCCGTGTCGTTGTCGATCTTCTGACAACTTGTATATATAATACCATATAACGTGGTAAATGTCAAGTTTTGAGAGGTATGGTTTAGTTTACGTTTTCTGGTGGTATTTGGTAGTGTTTCACTACGTATGGTGTGGTTAGGGTAATGTTCGTTAATGTTCTGACGCAGTTCTTGGTAAGTGTTTGTTTTTAAAGCAATGTTCGAAAGTTCTGTGGGGTTGGGATACTGAGGGGGGCAGAATTGCGTTTTGATGATGCTTGGAATCGCGTGATTAGGGGGGTCTCGTACGTAGGGTATCTTTTTAAATTGCGAACATTACGAACATTAGGAACATTACTTTAAAATCAATAACTTAAAAATTGCCAAAAACGAACATTTAAGAACTTTTTTGCGAACATTACCATTTGCCGCAAAGCTGATTAGAAAACTGGTATCGATTGTGTAGTGAATCACTACAATAGTGCAAAGAGTCAAAATGAATACTCACACACAGAGAGATGTTGTCACGTGACGCAGAGCTGATTAGATAACTGGCATCGTTAGTGTAGTGAATCACTACTGTTCTGTGGGCGCGCCCTGCTAACACAGTTGCTCCGCCGAAACCGTTGGGCGCGAAGCTGCTTCGAGAACTGGCATCAATGAGGTAGTGAATAACTACCAAACTCAGGACACAAAAAAAGCCCCGAAGCCGAAGCCTCGGGGCGATGTGGTTAGCCGATGCGTTTGATGATTGCATTCAGCGCGGTGATGATATCAACCGTGTCCATGTCGGCCTTGAATTCTTCGGCCTTTTGGATACGCTTAATTGCGGTTTCCAATGCTTCACGGACCATTGTCTCAGGTGAACGCGTCCGCGCGTCCGCACCAGACTTGCCCGCTGCAATCTCAGCTGCAATTTCTTCACGTTTAGCGAGAGCGGTTTTGATATTGCCGATCACTGAATTCGCTTGGCGCATCCAATAAGCGCGTGGTTGACCTTTAACAGTCTTATCACCCGCGACTTTGGCGCTTGATGCGATTAGGTTTTGTGCAGCTTTCGGGAAACCCGAATTGATTGCGTTTTTCAAGAATGTCCAGCTTTCCTCAGTCGCGGTTGATCCCGCTGATTTTGGACTGATAAACATTGTGGACGCCCAACCCGCTGAACGAAACACGTCAATTCGTTCGGTTCTGGACATGTCCGCTGCGACTTGTTCTTTTGTCCAGTCGCGTAGTGCAATGTGGACTTGTTCATTTAGCTTTGCTGTTACAGTCATGTTGTTCTCCAATATTGTAAGACTGTTGAAACTATCGGGAGGCCTCATTGCCCGTCCGATGAATACCATTGTAAGGTTTTGTCGGATCGTGTCACAACAACTCGTCACGCGCCGTAGTGAAACACTACCTTTTTCCGCCATACTACAATGATGATAACCCCACCTACCCCCACCCCCCGCGACACGCCGCCTGTCACACACAACTATATAATACTATTCCACACAAAAATTTTCATTTTCAACGAAATTGGAACATCTTGACCCCCACCCTACCCCCCTACCGAAATCGGCTAAATACGGCTTAGATTGATTACGCGCAAAAAATTTTCTATATTTTAGTAAATTGGGTGAAAGAAGGAGCCACTGCGTTAGCAGGGCCGTGGTAGGAACAATGCATATAGAACCAGAAAAGGGCGTAAAAATGCGTCCTGATCCAAAACTAGGCGACTTGGCAGACAAAGCAGCTGCCGCTGCAAAGACCGCAGAGTATCTAAGTACACAAGGCTTGAAGATAGAAGGTAATGCAGAGGATAGGGATATCGCCTCGCAACTTGCTATGGCCTACGCGGACGACCCAGCAAAGACCTCAAAAGCGGCGACACCGAAGCGGGTGGCTAACCTCACACCAGCAACTTTGCTTATGACAGACCGTATATTGAAAGATTTTGGGCACTCGGTGGTCAAGTCAGCTACGCAAGTACGACATCTTGTGACGAACAAACTGATCGAAGAAACAGAGAACCCAGACCCACGGATACGTATTCGTGCATTAGAACTGCTTGGTAAGGTCAGTGACGTTGGCTTGTTTGCGGAGAAAACTGAGGTGACGATCACCCACCAGACTACCGACGACCTAAAAGATAAATTACGCGACAAACTTATGCGCCTCGCAAATCCTGAACCCGAAGTTGAAGACGCTATTGTAATACAGGGCGAAGTAATCGATGTGGACAAGGAATTAGGGCTAGATGACGACTAACCTCGCCGAAATCGCTGCAGATATGGAGTTCTCTCCAGAAGAGATCAAACATATGCTCGACAATTTGGACTCGTTTAGCCCCGAAGAGCTAGATGAATTAGATAAGATTGTAGATGAGCTGGCGACGAGAAATGCGAATCAGTCAGCGCACGACGATCTAATAGCGTTCTGTAAGAAGATGCAGCCCGACTACAAGGTTGGTAGGCATCACCGCATACTGGCAGATCAGCTTATGGCACTGGAGAGTGGGGCCAAAGACCGTGTATGTGTCAACATCCCGCCGCGTCACGGTAAATCTCAGCTTGTGTCTATATTCTACCCAGCGTGGTTCCTCGGGCGGAATCCAGGGAAGAAGGTCATGATGGTGTCCCACACTACTGACCTCGCGGTAGACTTCGGGCGTAAAGTGCGTAACCTGATAGACATAGATGACTACAAAGAGGTATTTCCTGATGTTGCGTTGGCTGTTGACAGTAAATCTGCTGGACGTTGGAATACGAATTTTGGCGGCGAGTATTTCGCGTGTGGTGTCGGCTCTGCCTTGGCTGGGCGCGGCGCTGATCTGCTTCTTGTGGATGATCCACACTCTGAGCAGGACATAATTAACGGTAACTTTGCCGTATTTGAGAAGGCATACGAGTGGTTCACCTTCGGTGCCCGTACTCGCCTTATGCCAGGCGGTAGGGTTGCGATAGTACAGACCCGTTGGCACATGGACGACCTCACAGGGCGTGTGACTAACGATATGGTCAAGAATGAGCTGGCTGATCAGTACGAGATTGTGGAGTTTCCCGCGATCTTGGACGCAGAAGATGAAAACGGTAAGCCGATACAGAAGCCACTGTGGCCTGAGTTCTTTGATTTAGCGGCACTTGAGCGTACAAAAGCGTCGATGCCCACGTTCCAGTGGAATGCGCAGTACCAACAACAACCTACGGCTGAAGAAGCGTCTATAATCAAGCGAGAATGGTGGGGAATATGGCCTCATGACAACCCACCGCCCGTAGAATACGTGATTATGTCTCTTGATGCTGCGGCAGAGAAGCATAACCGCGCCGATTACACTGCACTTACGACTTGGGGAGTGTTTTTTAACGAAGATGAGGGGAATCACCACTTAATTTTGCTG